TGTGCTTGTAACATCGTGACAAAGATAATCATTTATATACCAATATATGAACTTTCGGGCTCTATCTTTTTCATGCCATTCTATATTATTACATAATTCAGGTAATTGGGTTAAGCTTTGTAGTTGTTTAGTTACCCAATGATACTCTGGAAACCCATGTGATATAATAGGTACTTCGTGCATTAAACATTCTATTCCTGCAGTACTATTATCTATTATAGCCAGTCGCGTGCGCGGGAGGAAATCATGTATTGATTCATATCCTTCTCTCACATCTACACCACGAGATAGCCATTCGTTTTTTGTTCTTTTATCAAGCTTAAATCTAGGATGAATCTTTACTACGATCGGGAATTCTGTTACCTGTGCAGTTAATCTTTCTACTATTAATTTAAGTTTTTCTAAATGTCCACCTAGTCCGAATCCTTTTACTGTTTCATCCTCAGGCATTTGTCCAATAACTAATATATGATCTTTCGGTACACCTTTAGCTTTTCTCCATTTTAATATAATAGAATCGTCCCATTTATTAGACCTTTGCTCAATTAATGAGACGATTTTATCCCAATCCATATCGTTATTAGGATTTAGATGAGAATACATTATATCAGGTTCATGCGGTTCTTCGAAAGCTAGAGAAGAGCTATTAGCATACCCAATGGTATCTATTGCAAAATGTTTTGAAGTAGGTGCTGTAGGCTTAACAAATAATACATTAGAATAATTCATCTGAGTTAAATCCGTATGATTAAATATATTAAGATCTTCTGGATAATCTATCTGTTCCAATGCTTGTTCTATACACGCTCGCGCGTGGCCGAAGTTTCCACTCCATTCAAACTTATGATCATATATTTTATATGCCACTAGTGAATTTTCTCCATTCAATCATATTCTTAATAGACTGATGTCGCCATTTAATATTATCCATTATCTCTTTTAAGATATTAACTATTTCTTCTTGCATAGCTATCTTAAGCTGATGATTTTGGATAAGAGGATCAGCATCATACCATTTATCTAGGTCACTTTTTAATACGGTTAATCCTTTTAAAGGATCGTATTCCCATCCTTTATCATCCAATTCTAGTTTGGATAACTTACCCCCATAATGAAGGAACTTATCCCTCAGTATAGGTTTGAAGTCTAATTCTAATTTTTTAAGTCTTAGTCTAGCTACAGAATGTAGCTCTAAGTATTTCGAGTGTAACTTAGCGGAGTCACGAGATGATTCATCTAATGCCATTTCGTCTATCAAGGCATCTTTCTTCCACATTTCTAATATTGATTCAATGTTCATAATATGTATTATACCACACTTTCGGGTAAAAGTAAACCTATTTATTCAATTTCATAATAAGTATATTTAAATGTAACGGTTGCTTGCGCATATTCTATGTCGGTTAGTTGAGAATTAAATTCTACTGACCCTAGGTTAGTTGGAAATATATCTTGGAATTTAATTTCTTTTACTACGTTATTGTGAGAGGTCAAGATCATTAGTCGTGCGTCAAATTTATAATTTTCGTCAGCATCTTTCTTTGATATAATGTTATGTAGCCAATTCCACATTTCAATATAGTTTTCCATATTCTCTGTGATGTTGAATGTTATTATGAGATCATCAAATGTCATTCTATCGCCGGTCATACCTAGATTAACACCTTTATAAGGAGTATCTATATTTGATAAAGAGATACCAGGGATATTAGCCTGTGTACAAAAGTACTCAGTATTTGCCATACCTGAATCAATTTTCAAAGTAAACCCTACTGGGCTTAAAAAGTTTTTATTTGCTGTCAGTGCCATAGTTTCTGTCCTGCCATTTTTCTAGTAACCATTCATTCCATCTTTCTACATATGCATCGTGATCAAGTCTGTTTGGTGCTGATAAAGGATCGTTATTTTCATCGCAATGATCTAACCACATTCTAGTGCAAAAAGATGAAAAGGAGTTTAGTTCGTGTGTCATGGTAGTATTTATATGTTTTAAAAACGTGGTTCCAAGAAAAAGAGGAACCGAAGTTCCCCTTTTAATTTTTGAAATGAATCCGTAAACGGATGCATACTTACGTGAGTAAGTTTACACCATTATGTCATCAACTCTAAAGATCCTAAAGTATGGATTAGCACGGTCAGTACCTGTTCCGTCGACTGCGACGAATGGGTTAGTAACCATTCCATATCTAGTTTTGAACCCGATACGCGGTTGGAAGTCGCTTTCGCCAACGGCTTTGACCATAGTCAAAGGAACGTATGGGCAATAGAACATACCAGCATCGTAAGGATTTGAACCTCTGTATCCTACGCAAGCGAAGTCAACAGTGGAATAAGGATCGATATACACTTTAAGTCTTCCGTTAAGAACGCCGGCAAAAGTATTACCAGTATCATCAACATTAAGACCAGTGGCTAGAGCAGGAGTATAATCCATAACGCCTGAAGCTGCTAGAGCAGAAGCTACGTCTGAAGAACAAAGAACGAAGTTCCCTTTTCCTCTACGAGTTTCTTTAGCAATTACGTTAGCTTCTCTTTCGAGTTGCATAACTAGGCCTTTGAATTTCTCTGCCATCCAACGTCCGTCACTATCAGTGCCGACATCAAAGATACCAGATACTGCAGTTGAGGATTGGAGTGCACCAATTTTAGCTTTAACAAGAATTGTTCTAACTACTTCACGGTTGATTTCCGCTAGGATTTCAGCGCTAAGTATATTAGCCAATTCGCCTTCAGCGTCAAGACCATGAATTGCTTTAAGGTCTTGTGCGAGTTCCATTGTGTACTCGGCTTTTAGAGCTCTAGATTTCGCTGTAACAGTTGATTTCTCGATTGAGAAAGCCATTTCAGCAAAAGCTGCGCCTGCACCACCAGAGGTTCCACGGGCTTCCGCGGTCGCTGTTGGTAAACCGGAACCATGTGTAGATACTACGTCAGCAGTATCAGCGATGGATCCATCTGTATCAGCATCAACAACGCCAGCAAGTCCAGTTGGATCTGCTTGGTGCGTTCCTGCGCCTGAAAAGTCGGTGTCAGCTTCGTCGAATAACGCTTCTGTACCGGCTTGAGTTGAATACCTAGATTTCATTGCGAAGATAAGACCAGTAGGTCCACTCATTGGCTGAACGCCAGCGATATCATAAGCAATTAGGTTAGGCATTGCACGTCTAACTAAAGAAATAAGAACCGGATCAAAGTTATCAATTGAACTACCAGTAGCGTTAGCTGCTGCTTCGTCAATTTGTCCAAATGATCGTTGGTTTCTTTCTTCTCTTAGGGCTACTTCTTGATTTTCAAGAAGACGTGCAGTAACCGATTTACGATAATGGTCGTCAATAGCTGGAGCACTTTCGTGATCGAGTACTGGAGCCCATTTTTCGATTAGGTTTTGGTCTGCATTAAACATTTTTTTCCCCTATTTAAGGTTTGCAAAATTAAAAAATAAATAATCAATTATTGACTATTCAATTTGGTTATGGCTTGAGTGTATGCGTTCATTGCATTAGAAAGTCCTTCTTTCGAAGTACCGTCTTCTCCAATTAGTGCATCAGATTCATCCACTGTTACTGGGCTATTTTGTGTGAAGTAAGATTCTTTGATAGTCTTAACTTTCATTTCGAAAGTTTCGGCATCTTCAAATTCTATATCTTCAACCAATCCAGCTAGTTTTTCAGCTTCTGTATCTGCTAAGCCTGAAGATTGTCCACGAACAATATTAGCTCTCAAGTGATCTTGATTACTATTACTGAGTTGTATATTATCTTCTGTGGTTTTATTGAGTTGTTCTTCTAGTTCAGAAACTTGATCAGCGAGATCGTCGATCAGGTTAGCTTTACCTTCTGGAACTTCAATATAATGTTCCTTGAACACAGATTGTAATGAAGTCATAAATTCTTCAGCGATCTCTGTTCTGAGACCTTGTTGAATTGCTACTTCATTTTCTTTCATCCATCCTTCAACTACGTAGTTCAAGTAGTTATCTACTTTTTCTACGATTTCAGTTTGAACGTCAGAAACTTCTGTTTCAAGATTTTGCGCATATTCAGACTCTAGTCTATCGATTTCAGCACTTACTTTTGTATTGTAAGCAGCTTCAAAGATAGCACCGGCCTTTCCACGGAATCCATCAGATAGTGTTGCTTCTTCAGCAACTATTAGATCCAAGTCTTCATTCCAGTCAGCAGATTCAGCTTTAGCTGATGCAGCAGATGATTTAGCCTTAATAGACTTATCTTTTTCTGGTTTAACAGCGTTAATTGCTTTCTTTACTGATCCGTCATCTTCAGACTCTTCAATATTTTTTACCATCTTTGCGAATATTTCTTGCGCTTCGTGCTTTTTAGCCTTCTTCAGCATTTCGACTGCGGCGTTTATAACACCAGCTTTAGTCTTGGGAATAGAT